CGCAGAGCGCCGCACGTTCTACAGCTTTCCCACCTGGCAGGATGCCGCGGCCGCGCTTCTGGGCTGAATGCCCACCGGATGCCCTGGCAGAGCCGCACCGGACAAAGCGGCCCCGCCCCACTACCCCGGCAGCCGCCGGGAGATCATCCCGAACATCAACCCACGAACAAAGGAGCACACCCCATGAAGAAACTGACCGTGTACAACGTGTATCTGGACGACGGGAAAAGCGCTTTCCGCGTGACCGTTCCCGCCGCCAGCAAGAAAGAGGCCGCCGACTATGTGCAGGGCAACGGCGACGTTGTAGCCATCAACCCCGCATCTGTGCAGGGGATCGACCTGCACCGCCTGGCCTACGACCTCAAATCTTGCCAGTGGAGCCAGACAGAAGTTGACATTATCACCCGCACGCTTGCAGCCTGCGGCCTGGATTGCTGAAAGGAGCGCACACCATGACAGCACTTGACAAGAAGATCAACCAGCTGGCAGCCCGTCACCGCTGGAACGTCACCCCCGTGCACGATCGTTTCATTCCCTGCTACTCCATCATTCCCATGGATCGGCAGGAGCGTGACCGGATCAAAGCCACGCTTGACCGCTGCAAGGGCCTGAAAGTCAAGGTTGAGCAGGTGTTCAGCCCGTATGCCTGGACCTGCACCATCTACGTTTTCGACCTGGCCGAATGGAACGCGCAGCAGGAGCGCAGCCGCCTTGAATGGTCCATCGTTAACGCCTACTCTGAAGCGTACCACTTCAACGGCCACGACAGCGCCGGCGCAAAGCTGGCAGCACAGCACAAGGCCGCAGAGATCGGAGCGCTGGACCTATTCCGCCAGATGTACACCGCATGAACCACCGCCGGACACTCTAGCAGGGTTGCACCGCAAAGCAGCCCCGCCCCACTACCCCGGTAGCCGCCGGGAGATCAACCGAACATCAACCACAACGAACAAAGGAGAACGAACCATGAAAGGCATGACCAACAATCAGATCATCATGAACGAAGCCGCGAAGCTAGACCCCGCCACCCTGCACGCCATCGCCACCGCGCACCACACCCCGGAGCAGATCGCCGCAATGGCTGCAAACGCAGTCACCACCGACGAGAACGGCGACGAACAGCCCGCCACCATCGCAGACGTTGAAATCATCCTTGCAGCCGCAGAGCTGCACACCTTCGATTACTGGAAGAAGGAAGGCAAGAGTGTCAAGAAGGGCGAAACGCATTTGATTGAATGCTACCTGTGGAAGTACACCACCCGCCCCAGCAAGGCCCAGCGCGAAGCGGCAGAGGCAGAGGGCAAGGAAGCAGCCCCCGCGCCGCATTTCTACCCCACGAAATCGCACCTGTTCAGCTGCTTGCAGGTACACGACGCAAAGCAGGCCCCCGCCGGCCGCTTCGGATCTGTCGCCGCCATCATGGAGTATAACAAAAAGCTGGCCGCAGAACGCAAGGCCGCAAAGGCAGCAGCAGAGCAGACCGCCAGCACCCCGGCCCCCATCATCACCGAAGAGCACCACGAATTGCCGGAGCTGGTGCACGTTGATCCGCTGCCCACGAAAAAGGCCAGCAAGCCCGCCGCCACGAAAAAGCCCGCCCCGGATGCGCTCCACAAGGCAGAGCGCAAAGCCTGCGCCGCGTTCCTGGCCGTTCCCGAAACCGACCGCAAAGGGCAGGCCGCAGCGCTGGATGCCTGGCGCAAGACCCGGAAGGCCGTAGAGGACGCAAAGCAGGCCCCCGCCGCCGTAGCCGCGCCGGATGAAGCGCCCGTGAAACAGCTGGACTTTGAAAGCATCGCCGCCGGGCTGCTGGCATGACCCACCACCACGAAACCGGATATTTTGGCAGGGCTGCACCGGGCAAAGCAACCCCGCCCCACTACCCCGGCAGCGCACCGGGCACGAAAAACAGAACGAAAACGAAAAGGAGTTTTTGCAATATGAAAAGAGCAACCAGCACCCCCGCCGGGCTGAACGTGAAGAAGATCACCGCCTATCTGAAAGGGCAGGCAAAAAGCCGCAACGCCGTTCGGATCACCTGCCAGAGCGGCAGCGTGTACATCATCACCGGCTATGCAGCGTTCAAGCTGCCCGCCATCCTTTACCGGGATGTTATCCAGCCCGTGACCATGCAGGACGCACCCGCCGACGGCGTGACCATCGTTTCCAGTGATGCCGGGTTTGTGGTCAACGATCCGCACCAGCTGACCGCCGCGCAGATGTTCCAGAAGTTCAGCGCCTGCAAAGAAGAAGTCAAACGCACTTCAATCTTGCAGGAAGTCGAAGCAAAGGGCAAAGTCTGGGGCACATTCCGAATGTTCCGCAACGGATCCCGGCCTATCATGATAAATTCGGAGTATGACGCTTTTGTGGATCATCACGAATTTGTTTACCACAGCAGCAACAGCCCGTTTGCGCCCATCCTGGCAACGGACACCGTAGACCCGAAGAAGGCCGCCGTGGCCGTGCTCATTGCCCCGATGAAGGCGAACGACGAAATACAGCAGGTATGCAACCGCCTGTTTGCATGACCTGCACCGGATACCCCGGCAGAGCCGCACCGGACAAAGCGGCCCCGCCCCACCGCCCAGCATTCCGCCGGGCATATCACGAAACACGAAAAGAGGTTTACACCATGACCACCCCAAACGATTCCCTGGACTTCTACCCCACGCCGGACAGTCTGGCCTTTGATATGGTTTTCTCCCTGCGGGAAGTAAAATCCGGGTTCACCACCTACCCGAAACCCATCCTTGAACCGTCCGCCGGTGATGGAGCGCTTGCGCGTCAGGTCCACGCTCTGGCGTTCAACGTCCACCACGACTATAAGACCGGCGAGGTTGACCAATACGACAAGGGAAAGGCACGAAGCGCAGAGCTTGACTGCATCGAGCTTTCCAGCGACTTCCGCGCCGTGCTGAAGAAAGACGGTTTTCGGGTGGTGCATGATAACTTCCTGACCTTCCGCCCCACCACGAAATACGCCGCAATCGTCATGAATCCGCCTTTCTCCGCTGGTGCCGCGCACCTGCTCAAAGCGCTGGACATCATGCAGGACGGCGGCAAGGTGCGCTGTCTGCTCAACGCCGAAACCCTGCGCAACCCCTGCACCAACGAACGGAAAGAACTGGCCGCACGGCTGGAAGCGCTGCACGCAACAGTGAAGTATTACCCGGACGCTTTCAAGAACGCCCGCCGCGCCGCCCGCGTGGAGGTGGCGCTTGTGTCGGTGGACATTCCCGACCGGGAGCCGGTGAGCCGGATCCGCCTGGATCTGAAAAACGAAACCGCAGAGCGCTTGAAAGAAAACCCAGAGTTTGCCGCCCTGGTATCTTCCGACCCCATCACGGCAGCCATTGAGCGGTACAACGCCGCCGCAGAGGGTGTGCGCCGGATCTATGAAGAGTACAACGGAATCAAGTCGTTGTTTTCCTCCGCCGGCGCTGGTAAGAAAGAAAACCCCGTGATGGCTTTCACGAAATCTTATAACGACGCTATCCGGGAACTGCGCGGGATGTACTGGAAACAGCTGTTTGAAATGCCGCAGCTGTTCGATGCGATGACCTACGAAATGCAGCAGGATTACCAGAAGCGAATCAAAGAGCTTGAAGGCTACGACTTCAGCGCGTACAACATTCTGACCGTCCGGGAAGAAATTTCACGAAATCTTCTTTCCAGCATCGACCACGAAATTATAAAGCTGTTCGACGACTGGACGAACCTGCATTATAACGACGAGTACAGCAAGAACGTGCATTATTACAACGGCTGGTGCACGAACTCCGCGTACAAGATCAACCGCAAGGTCATTTTCCGCTGCAACGCCTTTGATACATACGATGGGCGTTTCTGCCCCCGGTACAACGCAACAGGCCATGTTGCCCAGATCGAGCGGGTGCTGCACTTCCTGGACACGAACGGCAAGCCCTACAATGGGGACGAACTCCGCGCCGTGCTGGATGCCGCCGAAAAGAGCGGCCAGACCCAGAAGATCCAGCTGCACTATTTCACCGCCACGTTTTACAAGAAAGGCACCTGCCACATCGAGTTTACGAACACGGACGTTTTGAAGTCCTTCAACCTCTACGCCGGACAGCGCAAAGGCTGGCTGCCTCCCACCTACGGCAAAAAGAGCTATCACGATATGGCCGCCGCAGACCGCCGGGTGGTTGACAGCTACGAGGGAGAGGCCAGCTACACCGACACCCTCACCCGGCACCTGATCCCCACGCAAAGCACGTTCTTACAACTTAACGCCTGACACGAAACCCGCTAGGCCGACAGCCTCACCGCTGCCGCTGGTGCAAGCCCAGCCGCCCCAGACCGGGGCGGGCGCTCATGGGTAACAGCCCATCCGGTACCCCGCCGGGAGCATCCACACGAAATACAGAACGAAAAGGAGCAACAACCATGAAGAACCAGAACACCACCCAGATCGCCTACATCGTCACCGCCGACTACTACACCAACGGCAAGCCCACCACCTGCAAGATCACCGTGCAGCCGGTCAACTTTGACCCCGCCCGCCTGATCGACTGGTCCGACCGGATCAGCAAGACCCACATCCGCGAAGTCGAGAACTTCACCACGCCGGAGGAAGCCGCAAAGCGGATGGCGGAGATCATCGAAGCCGCCGCAGAGCGCGCTGCCCAGATCCAGCGCCCGGAATCGGTGACAGAACGTCACCACTTGACCGTGCCCCGCCTCGCCGATCTGGCAGCTCTGCCCGCCGTCCACGCCTGAACGCGGGCCCGGAAGCCCTGGCAGGGTGCGCACCGGATAAAGCGGCCCTACCTCACCGGCACCCGGCACCATGCCGGGAGCACATCACGAAACACGAAAGGAGTTTTCTACATGACACGTTATCAGATCGTTTACAACAAGTCCGGCTACCCGCTCACCACATGGAGCAACAACCCGGACCAAGCGCACGAACTCGCGGAGAAGTTCCGCAAGGTTGGCTACTCCGTGGACGTTTGGGAGCACACCGACAAGGGCGCACACAAGACCAGCCTCTAACCCCGCCCCATCTTCCCGACATTTACGCCGGGAACATCACGAAACAGAAAGGAGGTGTTTTCATGATTCGATGTTGGATATACTCCGCTGGGCCGGATCAATGCCAATGCTACAACGTGGATGACGAAAACTTGGCCGATCTGGCAGCACAGGCGCAATTCCTAGAGGACTTCCGTGCCCAGCGTGCAGCAAACCCGGCACTGTACCGGCAGCTGCTTAATATGCTGGTTCCCGCCGCCGATGCCAT